AGCCAGGTTCACTACCGCATCATCGCAAGCCTTTAATAATGCGTATGATGCAGCCGTTGAGGATCTTCAGTCTAGGTTTAACCTTACTGAAGATGAAGCATTTAATTTAGTCCGGGACGCTTTGGATGCGGAATTAGTTGGCAGCGAATCAGGTACAGCAACACTGGTTGAGGAAACTCCAGTCTTTTCCACCGTTCGTGACCCCAATAGGACGGTAGAGGTTGAATCCGTTTCAGAGGCTCAGGTCCCGCCAGAGACGGAAGTGGAAGTTGAATCCGCCCCAGTTGTCGAGGAGCAAGCTCCTGTTGTGGAAACAACTCAACCACCAGTCGCGGAAGAAACTGTTGTGGAAACAACTCAGCCGCCAGTCGCGGAAGACCCAGTTGTAACGGAGGATGCGGCGGTAACGGTTAACGTGCCTGTAGATACGGTAGTTCCAGACGAAGACTTCACACCTGAGATTGAAGAGGACGACGAGCCAGAAGATCCGGATACGGGTGTTACTGTAGAAGTAGACGAACCAGCAGGTGATTTTGTTGCTCCGATCACAACAATTGACGATGACGGTAACGAGATCACGGAGTGTCCAGAGGGATATCAGTTGGTTGAGGGTCCAGACGGTCCAACGTGTCAAAAAAGTGTTCAAAGAACGCGGCAACGTGCGGGTCGTGGCTTACAGGCTTATACAGGCCTTGCTCTTCGTGAGGGTGAAAAAGGCCCGGGTCAGAAAACGAAGACGACAACGGTCACTCAACGGACGGCACCTATTACGCGTAGAACATGAATTTACAAGCGTTACCAGAAGATGCACTAAAAGAGATCTTAGCCTTAACCGAGGCTAAGAAAAAACTAGATTTGAGGGAAAAAGCGCAAGAATATTTCATGCCCTTTGCTCATCATGTCTATGAGAACTTTATTGAGGGCCGTCACCACCGAATTATTGCTGAAAAGCTGGAGCGTGTGGCCCGAGGTGAGTTGAAACGTTTGATTATCAACATGCCTCCGCGTCATTCTAAGTCGGAGTTTGCTAGTTTTTTGATGCCAGCGTGGTTTTTGGGCCGAAATCCGAAGCTAAAGATCATTCAGGCGACCCATAATACGGAACTTGCTGTTAGATTTGGTCGAAAAGTGCGGGATTTGATCGATGATCCGGCTTATAAAGAGGTTTTTCCCGAAACGAACCTAAAAGAAGACAACAAAGGCGCGGGTAAATGGCAGACTGACAGGGGCGGCGAGTACTTTGCGGCGGGTGTTGGTGCTGCGGTGACTGGTCGCGGTGCGGATTTGTTCATTATTGACGACCCTCACTCGGAACAAGACGCTTTGAGCGAGACAGCGTTCGACCATGCGTACGAATGGTACACCTCTGGACCCCGTCAGCGTCTTCAACCGGGTGGTTCGATCATTTTGGTTATGACCAGATGGGGTAAAAAGGACCTAACAGGCCGTCTACTCGCCGCACAGGGGAGTGATACGATGGCAGATCAATGGGAAGTTGTAGAGTTCCCTGCGATTTTGCCAAGTGACAAGCCGTTATGGCCTGAGTTTTGGGAAAAAGACGCATTATTGTCGATTAAAGCGTCACTTCCTGTTTCAAAATGGAACGCGCAGTGGCAACAGACGCCAACAGCGTCGGAATCGGCGATTATTAAGCGAGATTGGTGGCAACCTTGGGAAAAAGACGAGATTCCACCTGTAAAATACATTCTTCAAGCGTATGACACGGCGTTTTCTAAGAAAGAGACCGCCGACTACTCCGCAATCACGACTTGGGGCATTTTTGAACCCGAGGAAGGCGGACCAGACAACATAGTTTTGCTGGATGCCCAGCGAGGACGATGGAATTTCCCTGAGCTAAAGGAGGTTGCGTATGAAGAGCACGAGTATTGGGAGCCGGACATGGTGTTGGTCGAAGCGAAAGCGACGGGTACACCACTCATTGACGAGTTGCGGCTTCGCGGTATTCCGGCTCTGGGGTTCTCGCCGGGGAAAGGCAACGATAAAGTGACCAGAATGCACATGGTTGCGCCATTGTTTGAAGCTGGTGTAGTATGGGCACCAACAGACAAGAAATTCGCTGATGAGGTGATCGAAGAGGTTGTTTCATTTCCTAATGGCGATCATGACGACTTTTGTGATAGTATGACGCTAGCACTGATGCGTTTTCGGCAAGGCGGCTTTGTTTCTTTGCAGGGTGAAAACGAAGAGTTCGACGAATATCGTCGTAAACGGGAGTATTACTGATGGCATTGCCACCGATTGTAGATTCTGGAATTGCAGCAGAGGATATGCTGCCTACGGAAGCATCTGTGGACGTATCTGTCCCACAGCCGGAAACATTTGAAGGTGGCGCGGAAGTCATTGACGATGGACAGGGTGGTGCTCTTGTTCAGGCGTTAACTGAGGCGATGATGCAGGAGCAGCAGCCGCAACAGGTCCCGCATAACGCTAACCTAGCGGAGTTTTTAGATGAAGGATATCTTGGAGAGATCTCTTCAGACCTTAGAGCGTCTTACGAAGAGGATTTGGACTCTCGGGCAGACTGGGAAGAAACTTATACTAAGGGTCTTGATCAGCTTGGAGTCAAATACGAAGAACGTACACAACCGTTTGAGGGAGCTTCTGGCGTCACTCACCCGTTGATTGCGGAAAGTGTGACACAGTTCCAAGCACAGGCGTACAAGGAGCTATTGCCCTCAGGTGGCCCTGTAAAAACACAGATCATTGGTTTGCAGGACCAAGCTCGTGAAGAACAAGCGGGTCGTGTTAAGGATTTCATGAACTACCAGATTATGGAGGTCATGGAAGAATTTGATCCAGACATGGATCAGTTGTTGTTTTATTTACCACTGTCTGGTTCTACCTTTAAGAAGGTTTACTTCGACGAAGCGAAACAACGCGCGGTATCTAAGTTCATTCCTGCGCAGGATTTGGTTGTTCCTTATGCTGCGTCAGATTTGGCGACAGCGTCCCGTGTTACGCACGTTTTGCGTATGGATGCAAACGAAGTACGCAAGATGCAGATCGCAGGGTTCTACCGTGATGTAGAGCTAAACAGTTCAGATGACGAAGAGGATGAGGTCCGTCAGAAGGTTGACGATCTACAGGGTATTTCTCGTTCGTACACCGACGATATATACACAATTTTAGAAATGCATGTGGACTTAGACCTTGAGGGGTTTGAGGACATGTCTCCTACAGGAGAACCAACGGGCATTGCGCTACCATATATTGTGACACTAGACGAGGGATCTGGTCAGGTTCTTTCTGTACGTCGCAACTTTGAAGAGGGCGCAACGCTAGCCAGAAAGCAACAGTACTTTGTGCATTACAAGTTTATGCCGGGTCTTGGTTTCTATGGCTTTGGTTTGATTCACATGATTGGTGGTCTTGGTCGTGCGGCGACGAGTATCTTACGGCAGTTGATCGATGCTGGTACTCTTGCCAATCTCCCAGCAGGATTCAAGGCCCGAGGCGTAAGGGTTCGTAACGATGACGAGCCTTTGCAGCCGGGTGAGTGGCGGGACATAGATGCACCGGGAGGGGACATTAAGAGTTCGATCATCCCTCTTCCATACAAAGAGCCTTCGGGTACGTTAGCACAACTGCTTGCGGCCCTTGTAGAAGGCGGCAGGAGGTTCGTTTCTCTTGCTGACCAGCAGACAGGCGACGGTAACAGTCAGGCTCCTGTAGGGACGACTGTGGCTCTCCTAGAGCGTGGCATGAAAGTCATGTCTGCGATTCACAAACGGCTTCACTACTCACAGAAGCAGGAGTTCCGTGTTTTGGCGCGGATCTTCCGTGATAATTTGCCCCCTGAATACCCGTATGAGGTAGAGGGCGGCAACCGAATGGTGATGGCTCAGGACTTTGATGACCGTGTGGATGTCATTCCTGTCAGCGATCCCAACATCTTCTCGATGGCGCAGCGTGTCACGTTGGCGCAAACCCAGTTGCAGCTTGCGCAAAGTAATCCTCAGATGCACAATCTGCACGCGGCTTATCGTCGTATGTATCAGGCCCTTGAGGTTCAGAACATTGACGAGATCCTCCCACCACCACCTCAGCCGCAGCCACTAGACCC